ATAGGATCGACTACAATAGGTCTAAAAGCAGATAGTGTTACTGGTATAGTCACACACATAAATGTCACAGGTGATCTCACAAAACTAAGAGAAAATGATATTCTTGGCATAGGAACTGAGCAAGTTAAAGTTTTAAATGTAGAACCAAAATTTTCAAGAATTAGAATTCTTAGAGCAATCAATGGAACTGGTATATCACATACTGTTACATCGGTTTTAAATTTAGATCCAAGAACTCTGAGAGTTAATGCTGGATTTAATACCACATATGAATACAGAGTAAATAAACAACTTTATTTTAATCCAGTCAATGCTGTTGCCATCGGAACTGCACTAGGAGTTGGTATCGGATCAACTGTTCCTCTTGCAAATCCCGGAGCTGGCATATCTGAAATATTCAATCCAACAAGATCAATTTATATTAGAGATCATGGATTAGAAACTGGTGATCAGTTAACCTATAATACTAATGTTGGTGCTGGATTATCCGTAATGTTGGATACAGACACTGGTACTCCTATAAGCACTTTAGATGATGGAACAGTTGTTTTTGCAGCAAGAATAAACAGTAACTTAATTGGTATATCAACAGTCAAAGTTGGTTTGGGATCAACAGGAACTTTTGTTGGTATTGCAAGCACAGAACAAAGTTCTTCAACTATGTTCTTTACTGGATTAGGAACAGGACTATACCATAGTTTTACAACTAACTTTAACCCAATAACTGCGGAGATGAAGAGGAACTTAGTAACAGTTTCCACTGCTTCAACTCATGGATTAAAAGGATCTGATACAGTTTATGTTGATGTCAATCCATCAAACACTGGTATTCATACAGTTCATTACAATGATTATAATAGAAGATTTGTTCTTGATCCTAAAGATTTTATTGCGTCAGGAGTTAATACAACAACTAATGCGATAACCATTGCGGATCATGGATATGTAAGTGGTGATAAAATTATACACAGAGCTACAACACCTTCTGCAGGACTTTTAGATAATAAAATTTATTACATTGTCAGAGTTGATGATAATACATTTAATTTATCTGACACATACTATAATGCAACACAACTAAAACCATCAATTATTGGAATTACGAGTGCATCTGCTGGAACGATAAAATCAATTAATCCAAAAATAACTGTTTACAAAAACTCCACTGTAACTTTTGATTTATCTGATAATTCTTTATCATACGTTAGTAACGGAACAGCTTATCCCGCTTTTCAGTTTAATCTTTATAAAGATGAGAACTTTACAGAAAAATGGTTTAAGAGTTCTGATGCTGAAAACTTTGAACTTCAAAGAGTGGGAACTGTTGGAATAACTGCAGATGCTAAAGTCAACTTAACTGTTAACGAAGATATACCAGAGGTATTATTCTATAGATTAGATCCCATATATGAGAGTGCTCTTCCCTCATTAAAGAGTGAAATTGTTGTTGATGATGAAGCATTCTCTGCTAGTGAGATTCAAGTTAAAGAAAGTGTTTATAATGGAAAATATACAATTGGTCTAACATCTACAACAACCTTTACATATAGTATAGCAGAAACTCCAGAGTTAAGCACTTACAGTCCCAGTCCAACCATTCTCTCTTATGAGACTGATTCAACTCTTGCTTTTGGTGCAGCATCTAAATTTGAAATTAAAAATCCCGGAAGAAACTATTATTCATTACCGGGAATAACAACCATTACATCTACAATTGGTAGAGGTGCAATTATTAGTGTTGGTAGTACATCTATAGGTAGAGTTCGTAGAACTAAAATTGAAAATATAGGATATAATTTCCCAACAGATACCACTGTAAAACCTGATGTCAATTTGGGATTGATATGTGAAATGAATCCATATACCTCTTTTGAGTCTATAGGAATCAACTCAAGAGGAAGAGGATATACTTCTGCACCAGAGTTACTTGTATTTGATGGTAAAACAAGAGAGCAAATAGAGGATGTAGAATTAGATTATAAATTAGGTGATACTATAGTTAATATTCGTCAAAATACTTTTGGGATGAGTAATGTAGAACCAATTATTCTTCCTGTTCAAAATACCAACGGAGTGGGAATTAGTAGTGTTGGTTGGAGTACAAATTCTTATGATGTAACTTTAACTTTAGCAGTTGGGTTTAGCACTGCAAATAGTTTTCCATTCTCTGTAGGAGACAAAGTTTTAGTTGAAGGTATAAGTGTTGGTGTTGGTTCTACTGGTGGAGGATTTAACTCAGCTGATTATGATTACAAATTGTTTACTGTCAATGGTCTTGACGAAAATTATGGTGGAATAGGAACTATTGGATATAGACTTGATAATACACTTTTGGAAGGTAGAGTTCCCGGAAACTTTAATTCAACATTGTCAATAGGAAGAGTAATACCAGAAAAATATTTCCCTAAGTTTAACGTAGTTTTAAGATCAAACGACTATCTTGAAGGTGAGACAGTTAAGACTCCAGATGGTGAAAATGTAGGTACTGTTGAATCATGGGATCCTAGAGTGGGTATTCTTAATATATCTACTGGAGATGATTTTCCAGCAGGAGAAAAAATCATTGGACAATCATCTAATACTCAGGGTAGAGCAGTAAAAGTATTATCATTCCCAACTACTCTAGAAACTGGGCCATTCTCTAGGGTGGAAAATGGATGGGAAACATCTTCAGGGTTTATCAATGATACGCTACAAAGAGTTCAAGACAGTTTCTATTATCAAAATTTCTCTTATTCACTAAGATCTAGAGTTGCGTTCGACACTTGGGATGATGTTGTATCATCAACAAACCATACAGCAGGATTTAAAAAATTCTCTGATTATCAATTAGAGACACCTGCAGACGCTTTAACTAGTGGTGTTACAATGCCAGTTGGATTAACCACTGATACCACTTCATTTGAAGTTGTAACTGATTTAGTAAATGTAGCAAATTTGAATTGTGTAAATGATTTTGATTTGGTTACTGAAAACTCAAAAGCAACAAATAACGGAACAGTATCTGATGAAATAGTATTTGAGACTAGAATCTTACAAGATTTCTTTGAATCTGTCGGTAATAGAGTATTATCAATTGATGATATGAGTGGAACATTTAATAGTAATCCACGTTCTACACCTTTCAGTATAGCATCACAATTCCCATTGAATACAAGGAGATGTATGAAGTACATCACTTATGTAAGAGACAGAAGATTTGTTGCACAAAGACAAATAATGATTGTTGATTTAGTTCATGATGATTCATTTGGTTACATAAACCAATATGGTCAGGCTGGAACTGTATATCCATTAGGATCATTCGACTTTAGTATTGTTGGTACTGATGGAAGATTATTATTCTATCCAACTAACTTTAAAGTTAATGATTACGATGTTGTTGCAGTTGCTTATAATCTTGATGATAATCTTTTAGGAATTGGTAGCACTAGTCTCGGTTGTGCTGAAATATTCACAAGTAGCACAGCAATATCAAGTGGAGGATCTGAAACACTTGTTTCTATCGGTTACACATACAGATCATTAAAAGTTTTAGCATCAATTACAGGATCTGATCATAATGAATTTGAAATGGAAGAGATTAATCTCATTCATGATGGAACAACAGTTGATGTTATGGAGTATGGACAACTTACTTCAAATCTAGGTAGTTATGTTTCAGCATCTGGATTTGGAACTTATGTTCCATCTATCTCTGGAACAAATATCAATCTTGATTTTAAAGCACATACAGGTGTTGCTTGTACTGTTAATACTATTGTTGTTGGACTCAGCAGTGAGGCATTTGTTGGTGTTGATACAAACGGATTAAAACACGTAAATATAGAATCTAGAACCACAGGCATTGCATCTACATCTTCACCGGGAATACACACAGTTGGTCAATACTTATCATTAGAAAGTGATGATGATCACTTTGATGCTGCATACTTTATGGTGCAAGTTTCTGACACTACCAATAACACATATCAGATGTCAGAAATTTTAATGGTCGATGATTATAATGCTGATTTAGGAACTTCAAATGTATATCTAGTTGAATATGGTAATATTGAAACAGTGGCAGGATTAGGGACATTCGGTGGACAAGTTGATACCAGCACTGGATTTTCTCAGTTAATGTTTACACCAAATCCTAACATTACCACTCAGGTAAAAGTATTCATGAACTCTTTCCAAATTGAAGATGATGAGAAAGATATAATTCAGTTTGCAAA